TCTGTGAGTTTACTACGAAGCTTGAAGTTTGTGAGTTTGTTACAAATTGAGTCGTATCTACTGAACCCGCTCCAACAGCAGATGATGCTGTATAAGTTATCTGACCTGTCGTTGTATTATATGTAAGAACGTGGCCGGTTCCAGATGAAAGCGCTGCTCCACTAACAAATACAGTTCCACTAATAAATTGACTTCCTCTAAAAGTATTAGAACCGGTCGTTGCAAATGATCCTGTTTCAGAATCCAATACATATGGAGAAAGCATTGAAGCGGTTTGTGCATTTAGCACAAAACTACCTGTTTGTGAGTTTACTACGAAAGAGCTAGTCTGTGAGTTTGTTACAAAGCTTGAAGTTTGTGTATTTCTTACAAAGCTACTTGTCTGATTATTCAGTACATATGGAGAAAGCATTGAACTTGTCTGTGAGTTCAATACAAATTGAGTCGTATCTACAGATCCAGCTCCGACAGCTGCTGAAGCTGTATAAGTTATTTGTCCTGTTGTAGTATTGTAAGTTAATACATGTCCCGATCCGGCCGATAATGCTGCCCCACTTACAAAGATTGTACCGCTAATAAACTGGTCACCACGAAATGTATTGGAGCCTGTAGTAGCAAATGAGCCAGTTTGAGTACTTCTAACAAAGCTACTCGTCTGTGAATTGGTTACAAATGAGCTAGTCTGCGAATTAGTTACAAATGAGCTTGTTTGTGAGTTTAGTACATACGGAGATAGCATTGAAGCAGTTTGTGCGTTTAGTACAAAGCTACTAGTCTGCGAATTGGTTACAAATTGTGAAACATCCACACTACCAGCTCCAACGGCCGAGGATGCGGTATAAGTTATCTGACCTGTTGTTGTGTTATAAGTTAATACATTACCGTTGCCTGAAGATGCTGCTGCTCCACTAATAAATACCGTACCGCTAATAAACTGGTCACCACGAAATGTATTGGAGCCTGTCGTAGCAAATGAACCGGTTTGTGTACTCCTAATAAAACTGCTAGTCTGTGAATTAGTTACGAAAGAGCTAGTCTGCGAATTTACTACAAAGCTTGAAGTTTGTGAATTAGTTACGAAAGAGCTAGTCTGCGAATTTCTTACAAAACTACTTGTCTGTGAGTTTGTTACAAATTGTGAAACATCTACAGATCCAGCTCCGACAGCTGATGAAGCTGTGTATGTGATTTGACCTGTAGATGTATTATACGTCAATACATGGCCAGTTCCAGATGATAATGCTGCTCCACTTACAAAGACCGTTCCACTTATATTTAGTGCCCCATTTATTGTATGTATATCGGTTAATGTGTTTCCTATTGTTACGGCGTTTTGATTAACAATAAATTCTCCACCAAAAACTGATAGGGAAGAAGTTATATTAACCGTTCCGCTTATTATTTGATTACCTCTAAAAGTATTAGAGCCAGTTGTAGCGAATGATGCTGTTTGTGAGTTTAATGTGAAGCTACTAGTCTGACTATTAGTTACAAAGCTTGAAGTTTGTGCATTTACTACAAATGAGCTAGTCTGCGTATTAGTTACGAAAGAACTTGTTTGTGAGTTTAATACAAACGAGCTAGTCTGCGTATTAGTTACGAAAGAGCTCGTTTGAGTGTTTCTAACAAAGCTACTTGTCTGTGAGTTAGTTACGAATTGACTGGTATCAACAGATCCTCCGCCTATAGCAGAAGACGCTGTGTATGTTATTTGCCCTGTTGTACTGTTGTAAGTCAATACATTACCGTTGCCCGATGATAGTGCTGCTCCACTAATAAACACCGTTCCACTAATAAACTGGTCACCACGGAAAGTATTACTACCAGTTGTGGAAAAAGATGAAGTTTGGGTATTTCTAACAAAACTACTTGTTTGTGAGTTTACAACAAAAGAGCTAGTCTGTGAGTTTGTTACAAAGCTTGAAGTTTGCGAATTAGTTACAAAACTACTAGTCTGATTATTTAATATAAATGACCCTGTCTGCGTATTAGTTACGAAAGAGCTTGTTTGTGTATTTCTAACAAAACTACTTGTCTGCGAATTGGTTACAAATTGAGAAACATCTACACTGCCAGCTCCTACTGCCGCAGACGATGTATAACCCACCTTTCCACTAACGGAATCATATGTAAGTACATTTCCATCGCCAGCTGATTGCTGTGCTCCTATTCTTAAGTCTGCGATACTACCTGAGTCTGTGTAAAATATTGGCATTTGTTATATTGATATTAAACTACTACTAATAAATATATTGTCGATTTGAGTTTCTGTTAGTCCTACTATACTTCCTATTGCGCCAACAGTTGGTGAAATACGTGATATAGTATTTGCGCTAACCCAAGCCTCTTCGGTTATGATTTTTTGAGAACCGGTCATTTGTGTAATAATATAATCAACCTGGTCTTTCAAAGTTGTAAAGTTATTATCCGTTGCCGACTCTAATGCTAATTGTGCTTTGAATTGCCAACGCATTACTCTAATAGGGCAGTTAGTAATCAAATCTACATATGAGGATGGTATTTCATCCGCATCCCCATTGAATGCTGCTTTTGTTTCTTCATTACCTTGCATATCGTAGTATGTTACCGCATTACCATTGATACTATATTTTCCTTTTTGCATATATTTTTATTTTTAATTTATCAATACTTGTGCTACTTGTCTTACTGCTTCCGGATTTGTACCCCAGTTTGGCGTTGTCCATCTCATTTCCAATGAATCACCTTTTGTAATTTGTAAAGGTGTTGCCAATGTGAAAGTCAATAGTTGTGCAGCGGTATTATGCTCCAATGTGGTTGTTATCGTTGTAGTTTGTCCCGTAGTTACATTTGCTAATACCAATGTACTATCTTCGGATGTACCTACTACACCCGCTACTGATACCATAAGTGTAACATATGTTGCCCAACCGGATGCCATTGCTATAACTCTACGTGTGGCAGCTGCAGTAGAGCTTGGGTTTTGGGCCATAAAATTACCAATATAATAAGTTGTTGAATCTAATGGAGTTCCCGTTGTCCAATCATGAGCAAATTGACAAACATATTGATTTTTATTCAACAATGTCCAATCGGAAACCCCATCGGATTGTAGTAGTAAAGATTCGGCTGCACCCAATCTTCTTGTCAATCTACCATCTATTGTTTCAGTAGTATTAGCATCTACAGTTACTATACCCGTTCCTCCATTTTTTATGTAAAGTTGTCTACCACGATTACCAACTACAGTATACAAGCTAGCCGTAACATTTCCAGTTAAATCTATTGTAGAATCTGCTATTGAAGCCGTATAAGTAGCCGATGCTGTTACAAATCTCAAAGCCAATGAGCCGGAAACGGATAATGAGCCCGTTACTTCGGTATTACTATTTATTGAAACAATCGTACCCGTGTCGGTTATGTTACTATCATTTAGATGTTCATTCCCTTTACTCTTTGGAATACGATTGGCCGTTAAATATATTTCACTACCTAAATTATCTATCGTTTCAGGTCCTTGTAAAAATAAAGATGATGTTATATTTGTGCCATTTCCTTTATGAACAAATACGAACTCATCTTGTACGGAGTCGTATAATATAGAACCCGAAACAAGCGGTGAACTACCCGAATCAATAATTGCTAATCCACCAAAACGATTAGTAGGATTAAATGTATTTACGGTTATGAGATTAGTTCCTATATTAAGTGTTGAAGAAGTTACATATTGAACCGATGCACTACCTAAAACCGTTAAATCATTTGTAATAGTGAGAGAACCCGATATTATTTGATTATTTGTAAATGTATTTGAACCTGTAGTTGCAAATCTTGTACTATCTATTCCATCAAGTAAGTCCGAATTACTTGCATAAGATGCTGTTCCCTGTAAGGTGCCGGTAGCAACTAATGATGTTGCTATTACATTGGAACCATTGTAAGTTAGTGCAGGAACTCCACCAAATACTCCTGCGTTGTTATATTGTATTTCTCCAGAGTTTCCGCCAGGTGTAGTAGAACCACCCCCACCTCCGCCACCACTTGTACCACTACCAGATTGTATTGCTATCCAATAAACTGGACCTGTAAGTGCAATACTACTATTTGAATTTATTGTAAATCCACTTGTCGTTTTACTTTGTACAGTCCACGTTCTACTATCATCTCCCTCAATACTAATTGCGTAATTGTTATCCGTAAATGGTGTTGTGAATGTTACACTTGCAGTTAATGGCGTTCCGTTGAATGATGTATTTGATATTTGACTTGCGTATGTTACCAATCCTGTCGAACTACCACCCAATCCAGCCGATGAAGTATATCCAATTTGACCTGTAGTGGTATTATAGGTTAAAACAAATCCGGTATTGCTTACAGCAGCTCCGCTTAAGAATAGTGAACCACTTATAGTTTGATTTCCACGGAATGTGTTTGAGCCTGTAGTTGCGAATGATGCAGTCTGATTATTTAATACAAATGAGCTAGTCTGTGAGTTTGTTACAAATGATGAAGTCTGGCTATTAGTTACAAAGCTTGAAGTCTGTGAATTAGTTACAAATGAGCTTGTCTGTGAATTTGTAACAAAACTACTTGTTTGTGTATTAGTTACGAAAGAACTCGTCTGGCTATTTAGTACAAAGCTTGAAGTTTGTGTATTAGTTACGAAACTACTAGTCTGCGAATTTGTTACAAATGAACCGGTCTGACTATTAGGTACGAATTGTGAAACATCTACGCTACCAGCTCCAACAGCCGAAGATGCTGTATAAGTTATTTTACCCGTTGTAGTATCGTAAGTCAATACATTACCGTTGCCTGAAGATGCCGCTGCTCCACTAATAAACACAGTTCCACTAATAAACTGGTCACCACGAAATGTATTGGAGCCTGTCGTAGCAAATGAACCGGTTTGTGCATTTAGCACAAAGCTTGAAGTTTGTGAGTTTGTTACAAATGATGAAGTCTGATTATTAGTTACAAAACTACTTGTCTGATTATTAGTTACAAAGCTACTTGTCTGATTATTAGTTACAAAGCTACTTGTTTGTGAGTTTGGTACATAGCCCGGCACAAATGAAGCAGTGCTTGCGAAACTACTGCTTAAAACAGTCATTGAGCTTGTTTGCGAATTTAATACAAAGCTTGAAGTTTGAGAATTTGTAACAAAACTACTTGTTTGTGAGTTAGTTACGAAACTACTAGTCTGCGAATTTAATACAAAGCTTGAAGTTTGTGAGTTAGTAACAAATGATGCAGTCTGATTGTTAGTTACAAAAGAGCTTGTTTGCGAATTTGTTACGAAGCTTGAAGTTTGTGTATTTCTAACGAATGAGCTAGTTTGTGAATTTGGTACAAATTGTGAAACGTCTACGCTACCAGCTCCTACTGCTGAAGATGCTGTAAAGAATACTTGACCTGTTGTTGTATCATATGTTAGTACATTGCCATTACCAGCCGATTGCGTAGTTCCACTTATGAATAATGAGCCAGATACATTAAGATTATTTCTAAATCTACCCGAACCCGATACATCTAATGAGCCGGATATTGTACTATTATCAAGAGATATAAACCCATTACGGGTTACAAATTCATTTGCCATTTACATTGTGCTCTAGTTCACTATCCCTAAAGCCGGGGTTTTGTATAAATATCTAAAATTATATAAAATAAAATCGTTAGATAAAACGAATTATTGATTTTACCGTCCAAATTCCAGCGCCCGTTTGATTCCCTTGTATCAATAAGTTTCCGCCAGATATAGAACCACTAAATGTTAATGCTGTTGTATTTCCGAAGTCGGTTGTAGAATTATCCGTATAATTAACGCTACCTTCGTTCCATATTCCCATAAATTGTCCTGCTCTTGCATTTGCTCCGGATTTTGCAGAGTATTCCATAAATACAGCATCGTATGAAGCAGTTGGTACACTATATATTTGGAAAGTACCTGCTCCAGCGGTTACAGTTCGACGTGTATCGTTTAGAGATATTGCGGAGCTAGTACCAAATGATAGAGATCCGGTAATAATTTGGTCACCACGGAATGTGTTACTTCCGGTTGTAGCGAAAGATGCAGTCTGATTATTGATTACAAAACTACCCGTCTGTGAGTTTAGTACAAATGAACTTGTCTGGCTATTAGTTACAAAACTACTTGTCTGTGAGTTAGTTACAAAGCTTGAAGTTTGAGAGTTTGTAACAAACGAACCGGTTTGCGTATTTGTAATAAATGACCCAGTCTGACTATTAGTTACAAAAGAGCCAGTCTGCGAATTAGTTACAAATTGAGAAGTATCAATAGAACTACCGCCAAGTCCGGCAGATGATGTGTAACTTACTAACCCACTTGCCGTATCATATGTTAATACAAATCCCGTATTATTTATAGAAGCTCCACTTAAATATAAAGTAGATGATACTATCAATCCAGTCGAACCACTTATCGTTAATCCATCTGCTTTTAATGTAGTTCCATCGTAAGTTAGTTTTGAAACACCCGCAAAAGCACCTGCGTTATTATATTGTATTTGTCCCGTAGTTCCACCAGGCATAGCAGAACCACCACCCAATGCTGCCGATGATGTATATGTAACCAAACCGGTTGTATTATCATAAGTCAATACATGCCCAGTACCATTTGATATATTTGCTCCGCTTAAATACAATGAGCCCGATATTTGGAATTGCGAACCTGATGCAAATAATAAATTACTTCTGTTTGAGTTATTTAGACCATTACCTATAATAAATGCCCCAATACCAGTAGTCGCTCTATTAAATTGCCCAATTACTGATTGATAATCGCCTATTGCTACCGTCTGTCTACCGGCAGTATGTGAGTATGTTCCGGATGCTATTGTAAAATATCCTTCCGCGTGTGAATAATCTCCATACGCAATACTAGCTAATCCTTCAGCATGCGAAGCTTCTCCGATTGCTTCCGTATTATCCCCTTCAGCATGCGATGATGACCCAATTGCTTTTGCACCAAATCCTTCTACATGTGAGTAATTTCCAGATGATATTGTATCACGACCTTCTGCATGTGAATATATCCCACTTGCTGTTACAGCGAGTCCTTGCTGAAAACTTTGACTTGTATATATAAATCTAAAGGAATCAGTTGCTCCAAATTGGCTTCCACTATTGTATTGAATGAATGTGTCCGATGGTGACGGAGTTCCTACACCACCCCCACCAAATCCAGCCGAAGAAGTATAACTAACTAAACCACTTGCAGTATTATATGTTAATACGAAACCGGTATTGTTTACGACTGCTCCGCTCAAATATAAAGATGCGGATATAATTTGTTCACCCCTGAAAGTATTACTTCCTGTTGTTGCAAATGAACCCGTTTGATTATTCGTTACGAAACTACTCGTCTGTGAGTTTAATACAAAAGAGCTAGTCTGCGAATTGGTTACGAAGCTCGAAGTTTGTGAGTTAGTTACAAATGATGATGTATCTATATTACTTCCGGTGGGTATTGTAATATTACCGGAACTATCCGCTGCTACACCATTTACTCTTAAAACGAATGTTCCATTTGCATTTGGTAGGTAATGATATTTTAAGCCGCCCCCTAATTGCGAACCATCTATTACAGATCCAGTACTAGATAATCCTCCTCCACCAATACGAATTGCTGCTGTATTATTACCATTTTCATATACATAAAAATACGGATTTGGGTTTGATGAATTTTGAAATGTAATTCCAGAATCAGTTGTTCTAATTTGTGCATATGAAGTATTTGCTCCATCAAATATATCAATCCCTTTATCACTTCCACTAATAACTATCGTATTAACAGATGAACTTCCAACATTTGTTACTTGCTCTAATGATGGTATCGGTGCCCAGCTTGCTGATGTTGCGAAAGATGCACTATTTGCAAATGAAGCGGATATTGCTACCGATGCCGATTGTGCCCAACTTGCAGTTCCAAATAAAGAACCCGTTATACCATTTGAAACTGATAGTGATCCTGATATTGTAGTAGATCCTGTGACTTGTAAACTACCGGTCGCAACAGTCGTTCCTATAAGTCTCTGAATATCATCCGGTGTATTTCCAAAAGTATTTGAGCCAGTAGATACCGCATTTACTACTTGTATATTTTCATAAATTATATTAGTAAACGATGCAGTACCTAATACATTCAAAGATCCAGTTATGGTTACTCCGCTACCGCTTACAACCAAAGAGCCGGTTATTACGGCATTACCATTAAACGGAAATGTACTGCCACCACTACCCAATGATGCCGTTGAAATATAACTTAGTTGGCCGGAAGATGAATCGTATGCAACAATATGTGATGCGGATTGGCTAACTAAACTTCTTAATCTAACCGACCCGCTTACATCAAAATTACTTTGAGGATTTACTACATTTATACCTATTTTACCATCGGTTGAACCGCTTGATATTGTTGTTGTAGAAAAATATGATCCAGTTCCAAATATAATTCCACCTATGTTTATAGAATCACGTCTATTCGGTTCCAATGTTACAGCAGTACCAATAATTATGTTATTTCTACCTACACTGCCGGCAGTAGAAACACCATCAGTACCCGAATTATGTCCTATTATTGTTGAATAGCTTGCGCTTATGGCAAATCTACCCGCCCTAAGCCCAATAAATGTTGAACCAATTAAATTTCCGCTTGAATTACCAGCATTAAATCCTATAAAATGACTATAAGATGCGCTACTATTTACGCCCACACTTTCACCTATAAAAATAGATCTAAAAGTTCCATCTGCATATTGACCGGCTTGTTTTCCTATAAAAATAGTTGAAATACTAGTTGGTGTGTTTATATTTAATCCCGCTTGTGAACCAAGCATTATGTTATCATTAGGATTAACATTATAAGCCGTACTACCCAATATATTTGAACCATAACTATATAAAGTAGATCCCGTAAGCGCTATCGGATATGATGATGTTAAAGCTGTAATTGCATTTGTAATAGACCCACTAAAAAATGATGCAGTTAATGCATTTGTGGCCCAACTTGCTGTACCTATTAAATTACCATTAAATGATCCAGAAAATGCACCTGAATTTAATAAAAATGAACTACTAGTAGAATTTCCTCTAAATAATTGTAAATTTCCATTATCGTATGATGCCGATACATATGCATTTGGAGTAAATGATGCGGTTTGAACCGATCCGGTTATGCCTTGTTGAATCGTTAATGAACCCGAAATTATTTGCGTACTTCCTACGCTACCGGTTGTAATATAGCTACCAAGTTCTGATTCAAATGCTAATTCTTTCCAATTTCCCGTATTATTCCAATTAGCGCTTGACGTGGTAGCGCCATAAAACGCATAATACTTTTGCGTGCTACTAACAAATATAATAGTGCCTGTTTTTCTTTTTGGTTCAGGTATACTACTGCCAGTTTGAGATAAATTTGTAAGTGTAATAGCATTACCCCGTATATCACTTATATCGGCAATAGGATAATTTGGATTATTGTTTTCTAGTCTATCTGGAAAATATAGTGGCATATTATGAAATAGTTAGTATATCACCAAGTCTAAAAGCCCCTGGCTGTGTTGATTTATATATTTTGTATGTTGTAGATACAGAACTACCATTAGTTATAGTATATGTTCCTATATTTGTAAATGCTGTTCTAACATCGCTCAATCCTTTAGAAATAGTTGTTAAATCAGCATAAGTAGATGGATATATAATGTAAGTATATTTGCTTGTATCAGCATTATCATTTGAGCAAACCGCTGTCCAACTAACCGAGTCTGTTAATTCGGAATCAACCAATTCATTATAAACCGTTTGAGCAGTTGTATTATTCGTTACATCAGTTGTACTAGCTGCTAATACATTTCTGAATTTGAACGCATAGTTTAATACCAAAGGTGTAATGTTTTTAGTATTATCTGGTGTTCTTGCATTAACCGTAAATGTTATGTTACCAACTGTGTTTCGTGATGGTGTTACCGAACCTATTATAGATGTTTTTGTTGCAGATAATGTTCCTATACTATCTGTACGATTAGTACCATTTGTTGCTCCACTCATAGTTACAGATGCGTTGATAGCATATGCGCTATTTGAATCGGTTGTAGAATTTAATTCATATGTATTAAAACTAAAAGATGAGCCAACTTCTCTATCTGTACTTGATATATTAGTTAATCCATTTTTAAGAATTAGATTACTCATCGATGATGAAACATATGGTGCTAGTAAATCTTGCCACAATGTTGTAAAATCTGTTCCTGAGCCAAATGTTTGGCCGGATTCAATACCACCAACTGTTCCAGTGGCTGTTATTCCAGAACCAAGAGCGCCAGATCCTGTTAAATTATTAGCGAATACATTTCCATTAAGAATTATATCTCCATTTATAGATTTATTTAATGGTAATAATGTAATTATAGAAGATCCACTACCTATTTGTACAGCATTTATACCCCCATTTAAGTAAAATTCGCCATCGGCCAAACTTATAACGCTTGAACCACGCCTAATTTCTAAAATACCTGCCATTATTGATTATTGGTTTCATATAAATATAAAAGGAAACCAATTTAATAACAATAGGGTATTAGTCGTTTATTATTTTCTTCTTATTTCCATCCATATCTTTGAATATCTCCTGATACGGTTTTCTTGGTTTGTATTTTACAGAATCCTCTTTTTGTTTAAGAGTTTTAATTCCGAGTGGGTCTCTACCAAGTGGATGGTCATCTTTGCCATATCTTACGGGGTCTTTTGGGCGTCCTACTTTACCTTCCTCTTCCAATTCTTCTTTTATTTTTTGGATTTCTTCTTCTACATTAGTTGGTTGTTCGGGTTGTTGTGCCGGGTCTACACCTTGCGTTTCTATTGATTGAAGTCGGAATGCCTGCTTTGTATCTTCTAATATAGCAAGTGTTTGTTCATCTTGCTCATCTTTTGCCATTCCAAGAATTGCTTCATACATCCATTCTTTTGATAACATTTTAGTTCTTTGCATTGATTCAATCAAAGATATTTTAGATGTATATAGTTCAACCTTCTCTTGTTCATATATTTTAGATGGTAGAGTCAGTTCAAGACTGAAATCGGTTAAACGGTCATCATTTATTCCCTGTGAATATAAGTGAACAATTGCTATTTTTGTTAGCTCAGAAATAATTACCCTTTGTACTCTTTCAATAGTTTTTGCAAAACGAGAATCAAGAGCCGCAAGAGTTGCTTTACCATTTGTATCTTCGGAATATCCTAACCATGCTTTTGGCATTTTAAGTGATGCCATTAATTTGTTTTTAAGGTAATCAATATCCTCAATCATTGTATATTCCATACCTTTTAGTGTATCAATAGCTGTACCATTATCCGAGCCACGAACAGGCATATAATAGTCTTCCATTAAATTTTGGATATTATATTTTAAGTTGTAATCGCCCGTTCTCTCATCAACAAATGGAGTCTTTTTAGAATTATTTATGATTTTTTGCATGTAGTTATCCACTTCGTTTGGTGGTATATTACCTACATCAATTTTGAATATACGCTTTTCTGGTGCTCTAATTATTCTATGAATTAACATAGCATCTTCCATTAGAGATAATTGCTTCCAAATACGACGTCCACCCTCAATCATTGATTTTCCATATGGTAGAAAGTTTGAATCATTATTTAATCTGAAGTGTGCAACCTCAAAATTTTCAAATTCTTTTTTAGAACTCATACCATAAGCTCCCAATGGATTTTGGTATGGAGCATATACAAATTTTACTCTTTGTGGGTTTTCAGGGTCAAAATTTTCTACACGGGTTACTTCATATGGTGAGTATGGAAATACATTAACTATACCAGTATTTTCTGCTATTTCTAATTGTAAAAATAAATCACCATATTTAACAAGATTTCTTGTCCAAGGCCAAAGATTAAATTCTACATTAAGAATATCGTAAAAAAGATTTTCAAGTATTTGTTTTACATTATCATCTGGGTGATGAATTTTTAATACATTACCAAATTCATTTCTTGCGGTAGTTTCATCAGCGTAAATATCCAAAGCAGAACTAATAATTGGGTCCTGATCCATTGAATCGTAATCACGGAAAAGGTCTATACGAACTTGCTGATATGCCAATGAGGAGTCGATTTGACCCGAAGCATAGTTAGTAACCTTTAATTTCATAAACCTGTCTACCAGGTTTGTTGTCATATTTTGATATTCATCGGTATCAATTATCTTCGTACCTTTACTCGTCTTACGGACTATTGTATTGGTTGAAAATAATTTTTGTAACCTACTAAAAAATGTTTTATCTGCCATTTGAAAATTTTAACTACTAATATATGTATAATTTTTGGAATCGCCAAATTACCATTTACGGCAAGACCAATAGCGAGCTTTCCAACGTGGTCCGGGACTATCACAATTATGTCTAGCTCTAAATGATTTACGTCTTTCTGGATTTGATTTTTTAATTCTCATATTAGGGTCACCAAAATTAACCTTAACCACATTACCCTTATCGTTACGAACATACACTTTGAATTTCTTAACATCGCCTTGCATTGGTTTACCTAACTTTACAGTACGTCCCTGATACTCTGCTTCTAACAAACACGGGCAAGTTGCTTCGGAAAGTAATTGATTATACTCTCTCATAAACTTTATAAAATCCTTTTCCTCTTCTATGGTTTCAACATCATATTCATCTATTTCTTCTTCCTCATTCATTTCTCTATATCCCATAGATGTACTTTGATATCGTGGTGGTTCTGCTTCCCAACAATTTCCGTTTTCATCGCAATTTAGTTCTTGCGTT